TACGAAGTAACTTATAAATATGATGAATAAAGTGGAGTTTATATTATGTCAGACTACTTGTGGGTTGAAAAATACCGACCAAAGACTATTGAAGATTGTATCCTCTCAAAGGATATAAAAGAAACATTTAAATCGTTTCTATCTCAAAAAGAAATACCTAATCTATTACTATCAGGTACAGCCGGTACAGGTAAAACTACCGTTGCTCGTGCCTTATGTGAAGAATTAGGTGCCGATTATATTATCATTAATGGTTCAGATGAAGGCCGTCAAATTGATACACTACGAAACAAGATTAAAAACTTTGCTTCAACTGTATCTTTGACAGAAGAATCCAACCATAAAGTGGTAATCATTGATGAGGCAGATTATATGAATGCTGATAGTGTTCAACCTGCCTTGCGTAACTTTATTGAAACCTTTTATAACAATTGTCGTTTCATCTTTACCTGTAATTACAAAAACAAAATTATTCCAGCACTACATAGTCGTTGTACTGTTGTTGATTTTAGAATTGTAAATGGTCAAAAGGTCAAAACGGCAACACAATTACTTGAACGATTATCTGGTATTTTAACAGATGAAAATATCGAGTTTGATAAAAAGGTTTTGGCCGAGTTAATTCAGAAATACTATCCAGACTTCCGTAGAACTATTAATGAACTTCAACGATATTCAGTTAGAGGTAAAATTGATAGTGGTATTTTGTTTAGTTTATCTGAAGCTAACAATAAAGAACTTGTCGCAACATTAAAAGAAAAGAAGTTTAATGATATGCGAAAGTGGGTTGTACAGAATATTGATAAAGAACCAGCTGCCTTGTTTAGAGGTATCTATGATGTTCTTTATGAATCATTAGACCCAAAATCTGTACCTCAAGCAATTCTAATCATTGCTGGGTATCAGTACAAGGCGGCCTTTGTTGCTGACCAGGAGATAAATATGGTTGCTTGTCTAACAGAAATTATGGCGAGTTGCAAATTTAAATGACAATAAGCGGGTGTAGCTCAGTAGTAGAGCATTTCGTTGCCAACGAAAGGGTCGCAGGTGCGAATCCTGTCACCCGCTCCAAATTTGCCCCTTTAGCTCATCTGGTAGAGCAACTGATTTGTAATCAGTAGGTGGTCTGTTCGAGTCGGACAAGGGGCACCATAAAAGGTTATATTATGTACGAACTAAAAGATTATTTGAATTCAATTAACTTTGAAAAGAAACCATTGTTAGATAGTGATGATTTAACATGGGAAAAGAAGTACCCTCCCTATATTATCAATAAGTGTTTGTCTATGCACTATGATTGTATAGCTCAGGCCAATGAGATGAATGGTTATCATTTCTTGGACAAGAAACTACAATTCCATTTTTACATAAATAGTATCCGTAAGAAAAAGCGATTTGGTGGCAAGTGGTTATCACAGGCCAAATTGAAGGACCTACAGTATGTAAAAGAGTATTATGGTTACAGTAATGAAAAAGCAAAAGAAGCTCTGAGCATACTAACCGACAAACAAATTGATGACATTAAATTAACACTTGAAAAAGGTGGGAGAAAAAGAAAATGAGTGAAGAAATTTCGTGGTCGCCTGAAAGTATGCTTGAGGTAACAATCAAACAACCAGACGACTTTCTAAAAGTAAGAGAAACATTGACACGAATAGGTGTCGCATCCAGAAAAGACAAGACATTATACCAATCTTGCCATATTTTACACAAGCAAGGTAAATACTTTATTGTACATTTCAAAGAGTTATTTGCTTTAGATGGTAAAAAGGCTACATTAGTAGAGAATGATATTCAAAGAAGAAATACTATTGCTATTCTATTACAAGACTGGAATTTAATTGATATTGTAAAACCTGAAGATGCTGAAAACAAAGCACCATTAAGTCAAATTAAAGTATTGCCATTCAAAGAAAAAAAAGAATGGACGCTATCGGCTAAATATAATATTGGTAAAAAGGCTGATGAAAGTCAAGGAAAAGATGGCGAATAAATGCAAGTACCTAAGTTTAGAGAATATATAACCGAGGCTAAAGAAGAAAAAGATTTTTTAAGACTTCTAATCATCACAGATGAACCTGAAGATGCAAAAACTTTTCACACAGCTGACCGTTTAAGAGAAGAATGTGATAAACTAAAATATCCACATTACCTTTTCAAACTATCTGGTGGTTATACCACATATGTTGACGGTGTTAGAAAATTCCATAACAAAGACGATAAAAAAGGTTTTGAAATAGATAACGATACAGTAGCTATTATTCGTGGTAGTATTACCAGAAAAGATAGTTGGATGGACTTTGTATCTATTTTAGAGAGAGCCAATGTTTGTTGTGTAAACAATAGACAAAGTATTAACATTTGTGTTGACAAATATAGAACTTCATTAAGACTTGCAGATTACGGTTTAACAGAACCTAAAACAGTTTTAATCAATGACCCCGAAAATTCTGTAAACATTGTCGAAGAAAATGGTTTAAAGTTTCCTATGATTATGAAGACTTTGAGAGGTAGTAAAGGTGTTGGTGTTTTATTTGTAGAAAGTGCTAAGTCATTAGACAGTATTGTTCAGTTAATACATAAGCAAGATGAAGACGCAGATTTATTAGCTCAACAATATATAAAAACAGATTATGATGTTAGAGTACATATTTTAGGTGGTAAATTTTTAGCCGCTATGAAACGACCAGTTATTGAAGGCGACTTCAGGTCAAATGTATCACAAGGTTCTAAACCAGAAAAAATAGAACTAACAGAATTAGAATTAGAACAATCTTTATTGGCTGCTAAAGCAATAAATGGATTATGGGCTGCGGTTGATTTTATACCTAGTAAGAATAGAGATAAAGAACCGCCTTTTATATTAGAGGTGAATTCATCACCTGGAACTGAGGGTATTGAAGATGCAACAGGCAAAAATATTTCTAAGGAAGTTATCAGCTACCTTGCTAATAAAGAGAATAGATACAAAACTCCAACTGAATGTGGTTACAAAGAAGTGGTCACAATCAAACCTTTTGGAGAAATCATTGCTAAGTTTGATACGGGTAATTCTGGTATGCCAGTTATACACGCTGACAAGTTTAGTGTGGATGGAAGAAAAATTAAGTGGTCACTATTAGGTAAAACTATTACCTCAGACATTATTCGTAAAGAAGAAATATCTGTAGGTGGCCTGAGAGATTATGACGAAACGAGATATGTCGTAAAGCTAGATGTTGAGTTTGCTGGCGGTTTCTATAAAGATGTGGAATTCACATTGGATGATAGAGATGAAAGAACTCTTATTCTATTTGACCGTGCATTTATGAATAAATTGAATGTAATGGTCAATCCTAGAAGAAAATATGTGATAACAACCAAATACAGCATTGACTAATTAGTCAAGCTGTGTTATAATATGTAAACAATTGAGGAGAAATTATGTCAGATGTGAAAATATTAAGAATGTCAACCGGTGAGGATGTCATTGCAAAAGTAAGTAAAGATACAGTAGGTAATTATGAGTTAACCAAACCTTTTGTAATCATACCAACCCAATCAGCACCAGGTCAACCAGTACAATTAATGATGACGCCTTATATGCCATATGCAGATGAGGACAAAATCACCATTTCAGCAGATAAAATTATAACAAGTGTTAAACCTAAAAAAGATATTTTTGGTGCATATCAAAAAAATACAAGTACAATCTTAACACCAAACCAAGAACTAATTACAGAAACTAAAGTACCAAAGTTATAATGGTAACGGTTTACTTTGTCAGAAATGGCTCGAAACTTCCAGTAGTTGTGCCTGAGGGTACAACTCTAATGGAGGCGGCTAAGTTTTATTCTGATAATCCTATACCAGAAATACCAGCAACTTGTGGTGGTTGTTGTGCCTGTGCTACTTGCCATGTTCACTTAGATGATAGGTGGGTTGACAAATTAGAAAATATAGACTATAATACTCCTGAATTTCATTTATTGGAATATCAAAATGGATATATTGAAGGCAAAAGCAGATTGGCTTGTCAAATTGAATTGAAGCCAGAACATAATGGATTGATAGTACACTTGAGGAATGATGAACTTTTATAAAAATGTTATTGAACATAGAGGCAAACTACTTGTTAGAGGAATACACGACGGACAGGACTACAAAGAAAAGATTGATTTTGGTCCTA